GTTCGGCTTGTTGAGGATTTCAGCTACACCGCTTGAAGCGTTCCAATCTGAATTGACCTGCGCACTTGGTATGGTCGGTTTGTTGCTCAAATCAGAGTAAGAGCCACTTGTCGCAACTGTCGCAAGGTCTGCCGTGTCTGCTTTGGCTGATAACAGCGCATCCACCTCATCATCTGAATATGTCTCTGATTTGGTATATACATCACTTGCATTTGCTTTAGCAGATAGCAAAGTGTTAGTTTCGGTCTTGGTGTACACACTATTGGCATCTGCCTTATCTGCCAAGCGTGAGTTGACTTCTGTCTTGTTGTAGTAGTTAGCTTGCAGAACTGCCGTGGTGGTGTATTCATCAAGGGCATTAGTGACATAGCTGTGTGTCGCATAATCTGATAAATCTATCTGCGCCACTTTATTTTCATCGACTACCGAAGTGCCGTTGACCTTTACATCGTCAACAAGACCGCCTCCTCCACCGCCTTGGTTGAGGAGTTCGGTTGCTTTTTGTTTCCATTTGTCAGAGCCTGTATAAGCTATGTTATTTGCCATAATCAATCTCCATCATCAAAGGACAATATATAAGTGACTTTCATGGTCTTTTCATTCGACTTCGTGATCGGTGTTTCAAGGTTGTTGATGGTTGCCAGATAGTTTGTGGTCTTATAAAGCTGTCCATTTCCACAATAGCTGTTTGTCAGTTTGTTATCGCTCAAGAACTGATATCCGGTTCTTGTTGATGACTCGTTGCGCCATAAGTTAGCCGGATATACTTTCCGCTCGCCAATGTCTATCTTTACACCGTCAGCAAATGCCACACCCTCTGTAGGATAGATAAGGTCAACGCTTGTTGCCCCTAATTCCTCCTGATGCACGTCTGCTTGGTTTGTCACATCAATAAACCATTCACCGCCACCGCCTGAATACGGACAGAACATGAGGATATTACCGACTAACGCAACAGAGTTAGGTATCAAATCTATATTTCCATTGCTCGGATTAGCTACAGAATAGTAATTAACAGTATTGTCTGCATTGATCCGAATGACAGCTATGTTAGTATTCTGCAACCATTTATAAGCACCGCCATATCCTGCGTCAGTAAAGCCATGAGCAAACCAATATGTGTCACCCACTTTGCCGTAAAGCTGTGGGTTAGCATGATTAAGGGCTGTTACAAATGCACTTGGAATGCTTACCTCTGTTTCTGTCTTAGGGATATACTCAAAGCCTGCGCCCCATCTCATATCAAGCTTCTTTATCGGCTCTTTATATGTAATAAGCTTAAGCTTTCCTGTCTCGCTCATATGCTCGTTCTCATATCCGGTGGTACGATAAAAGTTATGCTCATCAATCATGGTGATTGTGTTATTTGTCTTTGATGCATGAACTATTCTGAGACTCTGATATAATCCTCCGTCTATATCAATGTTGTTAGGTGTTCCAGATAAGGTGTAATCGCTTCGTCTGTATGTCGCATTCCTTGGATAATACTTACCGCTGTTAGCGTTACCCTCTCCGATGTATCCATGATTAGCCGAGGTAAGGCAAGCACACTGTATGGTTTGACCGCTTGCGCAGTTTGCCTGCGTGTTGGCAAAGTTCCAAACCATGATTAATTTACCATCTGATCTCCAACCGCTCTCTACCTGATCGTAAGTACCCATTTCGGTTACTTCGGACTCATTACCGCTTGAGACGTTGTAAGAGCCATTACCAACCATCTTTACACCGGAAGGACAGATTATGTTGTCGGCACTTTCGGTGAGTTCGGCATCCAGAAGCAAAAGACCGCCCATGAGATGTGGTATCAGATTGTTCCGCACGTTTACTGTGTGGAGTGGTGAGATATTGAACGCTCCCACATCCTCAAAGTATTTATCAAGCGCATGAGTTACCATGTTGTCGTTTTCGTAACGCTCTTTTTTCCCTGTCTTGATATCTGTTAATTCTATGATTGAATGTCCTTTTATTCTCATATCGCCCTCCTAATAGGATATACCCACTACAGTATCTAAATACATGGCATTAGCGTTCACCTGCGTTAACGTGGTTACGTTGGTGATGTCATACGATGCGTACTCGGTGTATGAAACCAACTGTATGCTATCGCCTACGTTTAAACTGCTTACAAGGTATGGCACTTCATATTTGTACCGCCTACCATCTGCCGACCTTAACAAGACGAAAACAAGCATATCGTAATTAGTATAGTCATCAAGTAAGGTAATCGTTGCAGGTGCTGCTCCTCCTTGATTGTCAAAAAGGATTGTTTCGGTATAGCTACCACCGCCCCCACCGCCACTTGGTGCATAGAGTGAATTGCTCACTCCGTCTATCGAATAGTTAGCTATCTTTGTTCCGCTTGACAAGATTGGTGTGATGGTTACGCTTGAACTACCGCCACCGGACGGAGTATCCCAAGTGCCATCGCCCTTGAGATACTTATCTTTGTCTGCGATAAGAGGCGCAGGCACATTTCCAACTGTTCCGTCTGCAAGGCTCGTTGCGCCTGTAAAGGTTTCTGTCTCGTTCTGATGCATCTGTGCGTCAATCTCGTCAAGGTTTGTGTTCCATGTTGCGAGGTTAAAGTTTTCGTTTGATGCAGGCTTTGTCAAATTATAATAAGCTGTTCCTGTTGCCATGTTTCCTCCTATCCGTAGATCATAAGGTTATTAATCTGTGCGTATGTGTAATCGGTTAATTCCTGATATGTGTGTGAACTCATCATGTCCTTGTCAATCAGGATCATATCTTCGATGTTGTTCTCTACCTCAATTCCTCCGAGGTCAATCTCACCTAATTCCTCAGTAAACTCTAATGAGTATGGTGTATCCTGTGTGATTTCAACCTCGTCAATGATGTTGTTTTCTACTTCGATACCACCGAGGGTGATCTCTCCGATTTCTTCCTCAAAGTCAAGGTAGCCATCCCATTCCTCTGTAGCTACAAGTCCCTGTCCTCTGATTGATGCCTGGACACCTTGTATCGGGATCGCCGCAGAGCCACCGTTCATTGTTAAGGTAGCTACAAACTTTGTAAGCTGTGCATCTCCGATATTTAAGTGATAGAGTAAATGCAGTACGTGCTTGCCATCCACCCACGTTTCTATCGGATGATACTCTGTGATCTCTTCGTTGTTTATGTAATAGGTGACTTTACCCACAGCATCCGTGTAAGTAATGCCACTCTCCAATGTCTCTATGTCAAGCAGGATTTCCGCCGCAAACACAACAATCGTTGCAGTGAGAGAAGCAAACCTAATGCTTACTATCTCTTTCTCCTGCGTGTTTCCTACGTTTATCGCCTCAAGATTTCGGTATATGTAATACTGAAACTCATTAGCGTTAATCTGACTCATTAAGCCTGTTAAGTTCTTGTCGGTCTTGCTCCGGGCATTTGCAAGCGCAGGGTCTTTGCCCTCGCCCCTTGCTTGGTAATTATCTGATCCATAGAACTGCCAGGTATAATTTGTTATGCAACAAGTGCAATCTCCGTAGCCATCCTCAAACTCTATGACGTCACCCAGATCGTAAGCACCGCCACAAGGAAGTGATACGTTAAATGGCGTATACTGCACGTTCTGCAAAGAGTTAATGATGTTACCAAGCATCGTCTCTTTGTTTGTTTTCGTGCCGTACTGAATGAGTGGATTTGAGCCGAGGTTATAAGTCAGGTATATGTCCGGGTCTACTCCTACATACATTGTGGCCTGTGACTTGATATCTACCACCGAAACACCACTGTAGCGTGTCTCAAACGTGCTATAGACGTCTCCTTTGTATCGGTGGTACTCGTCAAGGGTATCTGTCACAACGCTTGTGTATGGCCGGAGTGCGAGATTTCCGCTACGGTCTATCGTTGCATAACAAGCAAGAGTCTGCGCCACCCATGAGAGCAAATCTCTAAAGGTCTCAATATCGTTCTCTGTCCATAACCCGAGCATTGTGTTTCCGTTTGGGAGTGCCTGCACTTCCTGCTCTGTCATGCCTAGTGTCATGTTGCAAGACGTACAAATATACTGTAGAAAAGCGTATGCCTTGCCGGATGTCGTAGAGAGTGCGTACCTTTTATCAAACTTGCTCATATTGTCGTAAGCAGTGATCGCAACGCCACTCTCTGACCTTTCGGCTTTTGAGACTGTAAAAACGCCCATCGGTATATATTCGTAGGTGTTATTAGCAAGCCTCAGTCCCTCTTCTATTCGGATGGTTGCCCCTTGCCAATCGTTGACAAAATCACAGTCAAGAAAAGTTATGGTCAGTTCACCAATGTTTACAGAGCCTATCTTAATTTCTGTTCCATCACTGATCTTGTTTGTAATCATTGCTGATCCGGTGAGGATATCTGCGTCTGTAAACGATATGCTGTTAATATAGCCACGAAGCTTACGCTTTATAGTGTCCTGCTTCATGGCTGTTAAATATGCTTGGCTGACGTTATACATCAGATTTCCTCCAGGGTGAATGATACCTTGTAAATACCGTTTGTTATTGCCAGATCATAAGCCTTGCGTTCCGCTTGGTAATTAAAGCTTTTCATCTTTACATTGTGTTCACTGTACGCCTCTAAAATAGGATCGTATCGCTTAAGCACAAGGCTCTGTGTACGTGAGAGCATATTAAGCTCTGCAAGAGTCTTAAGCCATGTACTCGTCACCTTGTACGACACAGAGATCGTTAATTTGCGGTCTCTTACTGTTGTATAGATGTCTGTACCGGCTGCGCTCTCTCTCGTCTCTTCTACTGCGTTCCACGCCTCTTTATAAGGGTTAGGTATAAGCAGTTCGATATTGTTTAATACTAAAGGGTAATCTTTTAACATTTATCTACCCCCTGTTATATAGTTGTGAGTATTCTGTGCGTTTACCACAACTTCTGTTATTCTTTCGTTACCAATGTAAACAGGTATAATGATTTTTTCAGGTTGTGAGGTATTAGCCATTGCATCTGCAATCATGCCTGCAAGATAGTCAGTACCTACAATCATTTCCTGTCCACGTTCGCCACCCTCAAGAAGTGTTCCACCCATCTCGCCGAATATTGTTGCACCATCGAGGATGTAAGGGTTATTCATGGCTTTTGCGTAGTGCTTATATTTAGATGAATAATCAGAACCATTGCTGCCACCACTTGCGGCTTGTACCTGGTTCTTGTACTTGTCGATCATTGCAGTTACAGAGCCTGCTGATTTAAACGGATTAAGTGACTCAATCGCTTCTTTTATCCATCCGATGAGTTCTTTTATCTTTCCGATTACAAACTCGACAGCTTCAACCATAGAGTTCCAAATGTCCGAGAACACTTGGCCGATCTTTCCTGCTATTCCTCCGATAAAATTAACAACTGCATCTGCCGACTCTTCTATATTTTTCCATGCGCTGCTAAAGAGGTCTGCAATCCAATTAATGAGGTCTGCGACAGCTTTAACCGCCCAATCTGCCGACTCTTCAATGTTATTCCAAACACCTTTCCAAAAATCTCTGAACGCTTCACAGTTATTCCATAAGAGAACTAACACACCGATAAGTGTCACGATTGCTGCAGCTATTGCGATTGCCGGATTAAGCGACATTGCTAGATTTAGCCCTTCCTGTGCGCCTGTAGTGGCTGTTAAAGCACCTTTGAGAGTATTTATCATGCCTGATATAGCCATAGCCGCTTGATATGCTTTCCATGCGCCTACGCCTATAAGGACAACTGTTGTTAATCCCTCAAGAAGGAATCCGAGTCCCGGTATTTTTTCATCTAATGAGTCAAATATACCTGTAAAAAACTCAAGTGCTGAATTAAGGAGTGTGCCGAGAATTTCAGGTAGCTTTGGTATGACGTATTCCGCAGCATCGCCAAGGAATGTGCCGATAGCTTCTCCTAAGTCACCTGCCATCTTTGGTAAATTCTCACTGAGCCAATCTATAACGTCATTAAGTATGTCCTCAACTGCATCTCTTATCTTTGGCCAATTATCCTTAATCCATCCTCTGATACTGCTCATTAAAAATGGCAATCTGTCTCTGATAAATGACCCGATACTGCCAAGCAACTTGCCGACCACGCCTATAAACATCGGCAAATATTCCTCAAGGAATCCCGGTAATCTTTCGAGTAATGATGGTAACCTGGTCTCTACAAGTTTCCCTATACTTGTAAGGGCTGTGCCGAATACCGGGAGCATATTACCGATGACGCCTTTATTATCTTTTGTGCCATCGCCAAATGCAGTATCCAAGAGATCGTCAAAGAGCTGTCCAAGGTCAGCGTTCTTATCACCAAGACCTGTAATAAGGTTCTTGTAAGCCGCTGACATAGAAGCAAAAGAACCTGTTACAGTTCCTGCCGCCTCGTCAGCTGTTGTACCTGTTATTCCCATTTCGTTCTGTATAACGTGAATGGCCTCAACCATATCTGCATAACTCTCAATGTCGTAATCTATGCCGGATATTGCCTTGGCATCTTCAAGCAGCTCTTTCATGCCCTCTTTAGTTCCTGAGTATCCCAAAGACAGGTTATCAAGCATAGTAAAGTTACCACGAGAAAAGCCCCTGTATGCATTCTGTACGGCTTCCATCGTAGTACCCATCTTATTGACGTTATCTGACATATCAATAATGGCTTGGTTTGTGAGTTCCGCAGCACGCTTTGTGTCACCCTCAACAGCCTTAATCATTGCTGCAGATGACTCAATGGCTGTATTCATATACTCATTAGCCGACATACCTGCTGTCTTAAACGCATTCTTGGCGTTCTTCATCATCTCATCGGCACTCTCACCGAAAAGAGTCTCGATACCACCCATAAGCTGTTCATACTCACCGTATGCAGATACTGCGCTCTTAACAAGGCCACCAACAGCCGCTGTGCCTGCCGCCGCTGCAGCACCCACAACCTTTGTTGCTGTTCCTATGCCGGTCTTAATTGCACCGCCAAGCTTTCCAAGCTTTCCAGATATTCCACCTATTTTGCTATTAAAATCTTTATCATCAAGTCCAATTTTGACGAATACTTCTGCTAAAGTCATGATCCATTCCTTAATTTAGCCATCTTGTTCTTTATGCGAGTAATAACCTCCTCGCTTGTTCTTGTTTCCTTGATTTCAGGTTCTTTTAGTTCCTGATAGAACTCGTAATAACTCTTCTTTATTATTTCTTTTCCATTTTTTGTAAAACAGACAGATATTTCATTTGCTATGCTTTGTAAAGCGTTTGAAACATAAATGCGATACATTAAAGCGTGGGTCTTTTCAGTTAATCTCGCTTCAACGTATCGCATGAATGGTTTTATATCTCTTCTTCCTCTGTATTCTCCGTAGCAGATGTAGAAGAGGTCTTTGTCTGCTCCGGCGATGGAAAAACCTCTGCCATCATAGGATCATTTAAGATTTCAAGAAGCTTCTTTGGTAAGGTCAACAGATTTACCTCATATTCCTCAACAGGTACTCTGTCAAGAATAGCGAGTATTTCTATGATTTCCTTTTTGTGTTCCCTTAAAAGCAGTTTTGCAAGCTCAAGCTTTGGTGCGCCACTGTTAAAGGTCTTTGTTACTTCCTGGTCTGCCATGATCCTACTTGCAGGATCGATTAAGGCCTCAAGAACATCAAATGCCTCTTCGCCTTTAATGTCTGATAATTTCATATGTAATCCCTCCGAATATTAGCCGTTAGCCTTTGTAGCAACAGCAGTAATAGAAATATTACCTGTAGCTGCTGCAATGGTGACTGTTCCGCTATTGTAAGCCATAGCTGTGATATCAACACCGCCCATCTTTACTACAACAGACTCGTCATCAATCGTGTATGTTGATGCAGCAGTAAGTGTTGCTGTGAACTCTGCGTCAGCCTCTACCGTAGTATCGGTATAGCTTGATGTGATGTTGGTAAGGTTCTGCTCTACGTTGTAAAGACCTGTCTCGCCGCCATCAATGCTATAGATAACCATAGGCATTTCATTCTGATTGCTAAGCGATACGTAGCCTGTGAGTTCCATAGATACCTGACCCTTGCCGTTCTTGGTTGTCTGAAGTGAAAATCCACTTGTTGAGAGTGCATTCTTAAGCTGAATGGCAACAAAGCCGCCATTTGCCTTATCTCCAACCCACCAAACATCTGCAAAGTCTGTCTGTGCAAGGTCTCTTCTTGGTACGATCTTGGTATCATTACTTGTGATATCAGCCGCACCGAGTGAGAGTCTGATACTCTCTGCAGATGTTCCAAGTGATGTAAAAGCAAGCTTGCACTCCCAAGAGTCAAGATGTGCGAACTCCTTAGTATTTACCGGGCAGTTGTCTACATCCTCGCCGAGATCACTGATTGTAGGCACGCATGATGGCTGTATACCGCCTGTAGTTGCGCATATAATATCTGCATCATCAAATGTAGGATTTGCAGGGTTAAACTTCCTTAAAAGCACGCCTGCGTCAAGCTGCAGCTCATCAAATGTGGCCTGTGGAATGACTGTAAATCTTCCCATTTGCTTTCTCCTTTCAATAGGCAGTCAAAAACTCTGCCCGAACATTAATTACTATTCTACGGATGGAATCATCCGGATCGCTCATACGCTGTGCGAACGGTGAACCCTTTGTCAGCCACAAATAGCCATCATCAATCTTTATTACCTCTCCACCAAGACCGAGCCTTTCCGCTACGTCCTCCGACTTCTGCTCAATATCACGCCAAAGTGTTGACCTATACCATATTGAGTTAGTCAGCATAAGCGAATTATCAAGGCTGTCTGTCTTGGTTTCGTAGGTGATGTATGGCAGCGTAACATCCGGGGGTACTGTCTGCGAGTCATAAGCAGGTAAACCAAAGCTATTCCAAAATGTATTAAGTGCCTGTGCTTTATCCATTTAGAACCCACTCCTCTGCTGTGACTTGCCTCATATCCAGGGTGGCACTTGGTGGTGTGTACTTATCGTCACCATCACTTGTGACTCTGAATATCTTACCGTCCTTCTCACGTCTGAAAACGTCATGATACTGCAGTGTAACAGCCCTTTTTGTGGTGACTGTGTAAAGTGATGACACGCCCTGTTTCTCTGCAGTTCGTGCCTGCATTGAGGTATCAAACACTATGGCCGCCTCAAACTCAGCACCATCAACAAAGGTGTTTATAAAACCACCGTAGCCGTCAGGAGCTGTTGTCCTGTCGATCATGGTACACTTTTCAAACGCACTACTTAAAAGCGACATCTAATCTTCCTCCATTTATTAAGGCGTGAACCAAAAACGCCCATCCAATCACTTCCTCCACCATTTACACTGTTACCGGCTGATTTAGAGTATGAATAACCACCAAATGACTCAGAATTATACGGACTCATAGCTTGGCTATCCACGCCGCCGTAAAGTTTCAGCCAATCGTCAATCTCAGCACTGAGGGCGATGACGTCTGGAGGTACTGCCATCGCCCAAATTGCGCCGTCAAAAGTCTCATTATGGGTTAAGCTTTTGATTGTAGAGGAGTTAAAAACATGAACACCATCATTAAATACAGAACCGACAATACGAAAATACTGTCCTTCCTGTAAAAGGTCAGACATGACTCCACCCTCATAAGTCAAAGTTGAATCGACTATATTGAAAGTGCCAAAAAAACGGTCGTAATCAAAGTAGTTGTTAAGTTCTCTGCATACTTCAGATAAAGCCATGTCTGTTTACCTCTTATTTCTTCTTTTTATCCTCACGTGGCTTCTGTTCGCCACCGTCAGATGTTACTATTACTGACATATAGCACCTCCTAGCTCAATGTAAGACCTGAGAGATCGAAATACTGTGTCTTTTCCGCACCGTCCTTAGCCTGTACGATCATAAGCTTCTGATTATTCTTGTCAGTAATCTTGAATACGCCGTCCTTATCGCTATCAAGTGTAACAAGGCCTGAACCCTCTGAATTGTGGAGGCCAACCTTGACATCGTTATAGGTAAGACCGCTTGAGAAGTCATCAAACTTAAGTGCTATAAAGTATCCCTCGCCCCAATCAGTTACAAGCTGACCGCTTGTGAGCTTGGTAAGTGTACCTGTGATACTGTTTCCTGCTACTGTGACACCACTCTGCATCTGTGATGCTGTTGTGCCCCAATAATTAGTGCTACCGTCCGCAGGTGCTACGGTAGCGTCAGTCAGTTTCCCAGGTTTACCGTTACTATAGCAATACCATCAAGGTACTCAGCCCAAAGCTTCATGCCCATAAGAGCGTATGACTCGCCAACGGCTGTGCTATAGTTACCCTGTGCATGGAATCCGATAAGGTTTGTTTCACCCTCTACGGTATAGCTGAGACCAAGCTTTGCAAAATCGCTATCGCTTGGATCAATGTAGTAGAGATCAATGTTTTCTACAGGAAGAGCTATAACCTTATTTCTTGCAATATACTTTGCAGGAAGAAGGAAAAGTGTCTTGTAGCCCATGAAATCCTTAACGTATGTAATACCAAACTGTGTCTGAACAGTGATGTTAGCTGCTCCAAGGTAATCATAAAGATCAAGGATATTACAGAAGCCAACAACCTCTGTTACATCTCTGTCCATAGCAGCAAACTTATCAAGGACTAAACCTTTAGCCTTAGCAAGAGCTGCCTGAAAACTTGATGCAGTGTCAACAAGTAATCCTGTGTTAAGGAATGTGTAGAATTTACCAAGTACAACATTCTGAAGCTGTGTAAGGAACTCGTCATCTGTTTTCTGAACTGCAACCTCTGCACCGTACTTAGATACTGCCTCGATAGATACAGCCTTTGCATACTTGCTGATCTCGATGTCAGCCTTTGCAGCCTCTGATACCTGAGCAAGTGAGTATGGAATCTCCTCACCCTCGCCAACGCTGCCTGACTGAAGTGTTACTGTAGTTGTGTAAGACACAAGCTTTGTACCCGGTGTCTTTCTAATAGGCCTCATGATACCTAAGATGTCACGAAGTGCCTGCCAATTCTTAGCGAATCTGGTTACGAAATCTATCTCACGGACAGATACATCGATATTCGCTACTTTAGTAAGATTATCTTTAGCCATCTTCTTTCTCCTTTACTCAATTCCAAATAACTCGTGGTTTTCAGCCATAGCTTTCTGTCGTTCGGAAGTATCCTTTATTGCAAGAATATCGGCTTTTGTCATCTTGCCTCCTGTATTTGCAGGTGGTGTTGATGTATTTGCGCCTTTCTTGCCCTCAGAAGCTATGAAATCACTCCACTCTGTCTTGATGCCGTCCTTTACTTTGTCGGCGTCCTTGATTTTGCCCTCATCATCAAGCTCTATCGTGTCGATATCTGTTACCTTAAGCACTGAGGCAATACGCTTTTCAGATACACCGGACTCTTTCAGAAGCTCTCTGTAAGCATCCTCTTTATTCCGCCTCGTCTCCTTTGCGCTCTCGTCAGCCTTGTACTTGTTGTACTCGTCTTTAAGGGCATCGTACTTTGCTTTCCAAGGGTTTTTCGAGTCATCTTTCTGGCTCTCCCTCAGTTCCTTCAGTTCCTTCTGAAGCTCTGAGAACTTAACAGCATCCTCTTTGTAGCTGTCACGTTCGTTCTTGAGTGCATCAACCGTCTCTGAGTGCGCCTCTATGATCTGGTCAATTTTCTCATCCTCGATACTCATTGCTTTAAGCATCTTTCTTGTAAGTGCCATTTTTTTCTTCTCCTTTTCTTCGGTGCGTATACTTTCGCATTAGAACAAAAAAAGAGCCGATAGTTACACGCTGAAAATAAATTCAACATATAATTATCGGCTCTTTGGTTCTCTGGGAACTCTCAGCTCTCACTTATAAACTTAACGTATTTTTTGTATATTGTCAATAAATAAGCTATTTAATTCTTATCTGTTACCTCTTTGATACACGCATCAACCATGCGCTTGTATTCGTCTGTATGATCCTTGGCCGCAGGCTCTAAAAACGGCTGTGCGGCTGTCCTGGATGTACCCATTTCAACATAAGCAGCATACTCAACATTAGTACCTATATATTCGGCTTTTTCGTCTGAACTGCCAACACTACCCGAAAACGTACCAAACCCAACAGACCCTGCATTCTTTGACGTAGCACTCCGTCTGACTGTCTCACCTTTCTTGTTGGTGTATGTATTAGAACCATATGTGGCATGGTATGAATGACTAAAGCTTTCTCCGGCTCTTGTATGGGTGATACTATTACGGAGTAAGCCTGTATCAACCGGGCATAACCTCTTAGCATAACCCTCTGCTTTTAATCCGATCATCTCAAGTGCTTTATCTATGGCATCATCCATAGCACTTAAAAACTCTTTGCTATGATCTTTGATTGTGACATCTGCCATATTATGATCCCTTCTTTTTGCTCCGTTCTTTTACGCACATAATCAACTCGTCTTTTCGCTCTTGTGGTATTCTTTTCCAATAGCTTTCAGGCAAATACACACAATCCGAAACGTTATCTATTGCCACATCAATTTCCTTTGGTGGTTCTATAGCATGGCACAGCATCCTGTCACGATCTTTCCAATGGCATGAATGGCACAATGATTTTTCCATTTGCTCTTTTGTTGGGTTATTAATCATTTGGGATCACCTCCACCCATATCTTGAGGTCTTTTTCTTCTGGGAAGTAAGGGTTTGGTCTATATTCTGCTTTTATTATCTTATAATTGTATCCACTTTGCAACAAAAACTCTTTTTCCATTTCGTTGTGAGCTTCTTTTGCTATGTATGCGCCGTGTGTACCCTCAGGAACATGGATGAATAATTCTGCCTGGTTATATCCAGAACCACTAAAACCGCCTGTTGCGAATGGTGATGTGGCAACAAAACCGTCATCTTTGTAAATATGTCCTGTTAGTAAATCAAGATCATTTCTCCAATCGCCTTGAATACCGCTTAGTATTTCTTTCGTTCCTGTTCCTCTGCGAACTACAATATCTTCGGTAGTCTTTGTTTTGTTTAAACAATTTTTTATATCATTTGCAGCATCTATGCTAACATCGCCTACATTATGGCCATATCTCATGTATCGGTTTATGTCTGCGTATGTTTCGCTTGTCCACATATTGAGTGCAGATAATTCCTTATCTGTAGCAACATCAAGAAGTTGCTCAGTATATTTTTCCATTTGCTTATCTGTTTGGTTTTTAAGGACATTCTCCCAATTATCAACATTATTCTGATATGTTTTCATAATTGCTTTTTCGTCCATTGAAGTCCATTTCTGCAACTCTTGCCATCTTGCGACATCATCCTCAGTACCAAAAAGCATAATATTAGTCGTATTGCCATATTTATTAAGCATCTTTTGCTGCTCATCAATAAGGCTGTTTAGATTTTTTAAATCTTTATACTCTTGTTCATATCCGATTCTCATAGTATTTGCAATATCATCTTGCTTGGTTATCGGATCGGACTCTGATTTATGCTCGTTCTTCCATTCCTCGTATGACATATCACCAAGCTTGCGTGTGTTCCGCAGTGACAGATCGCTCGCATCGTTCTCGAAGCCTGCAATGTCAGCAATCAAAGTGCAACGGCAGTTGTATATATTAGCACCATTAGCAGAAGGGTCACCCGGATACATGATCTCGCCGTACTCGTTCTTGAAGGGCTTGTCATTATCCACAGATACTCCGTCAAGCTCTCTGTGCCAATGCCTCGTACGGTTATCCAGAGCCGCTAGCCACTGCTTTTTCACCTTTATACCCATAGATATAGCCCTGTCATAGCTAGCCACTCTACCGGCATTCTGTACGCCTGTAGCCATTGTTCGTGCATTCCTGATCGCCGCCTTGCGGTTCTGCTCTCCCACGCTTTGTGACAGCCTTGTGGCCATCTTAGGTATAGACTCACCCTGTAAGATACCCTGCAGCATACACGACTGCACGTTCTTTTTGTTCCATGCCTTATCTAAGCCCTCATTAATCCTTGCGGTCACTTTCTTTCCTGGCGCATGGTAGAACTCGTTATTGTCGTTAAACAGGTTAATGACAGTATCACGATCATACAAAGTGTATGAAGTGTCAACCATTGCGCCGTGTTCGACTTGATACGTTCCATAGTTATGGTTAAGGGCGAACACATCCGGCATCTCGTTATAAGCCATCGCCTTTGCGATCTTGTTAGCGTTCGTGAAGTCCTGCGCCAAGGTGTCCCTCATTTCCTGCCAACGCTTACCCATCATGATTTGGCCTGTAAGCCACTGATCGTATTCTTTTTGGGTGATAAGCCCATTCTCTAAGGCCTTGTGCTTGATCTCGTCCTTCTTTTGGAATTTACGCAGATACTCGTTAAGCTTCTCCTCAACCTCTTGCTCAGCTTTCTTGTATTCCTCAGATATTCGCTTTTCAAGTTTTCGGAGGATAGCTTCTGTCTCCTCGTGTCCAACGTCTTTCATGCGCTCACCATTTGCCCTGTATTACGTTTTTATGCCTCAGCCGTGAGTTCCATCATTGCCTGCTGTTCTTCGGCCATTTGCTGTTCCTGTTCAATCATACGCTGTAAGATTTCCTCTGCCTGATCGCCGTCACCAAGAAGTGTAAGTACCTTTCTTGTGATATATTCCTGGTCAAGGAACTGTGCAGACTGGATCACAAGCTGTAACTCTTCCTGATTGTTTACGATCACTGACCTTGTGAATGTTGGGTTATCCTCTATGCCTGCAAGATTAAGAATATCGTTGATAAAATCAATTACACAGAACTCAAACTGATTTGTCTTAAGGTTAAGATTTTCGTATGAAGCTTTTATTTGTGTTGCAGTTATAGCACCGTTAGCTATGTTCTTTGTATCAAGTGCCTTTGCATTTTCAAAAAGGTCTGATCTTAATGTTGCAAGCAAGGCCTCTCTACTCTGATATGGTGCTTCTAACTGATGACTTTCCGCACTCACGCCGTCATCAAGTGTCGTTGCGTGCAGTGTTTTCATCTTCTGTATGAAACTTGCCAAGTCCTCGTCACCCATACCACCGGCGTTTTGCAGTGTCCAATATATAAGTGACCCATCATCTACCGTGTTGGCATATCCGGACTTGATGAGGTCATAGCAGTCTATCTGTTCTCTGAGTCCCACGATTTCACTCTGTCTCTGTTCATTAGCCCATAGTGGGACTATCGGGAAGGAAGGGTAGTTCTCGCCATCGTAAATCTCTAAACCGTCAGCCTCAGAGGTTCTGATCTTAAGGATATACTTTTGTTTTTCATGCAATACTTTTGAGCTGTCCTCTTTTGTATTGTAGATATAATCCGTATATCCATCTATTTCATAAAACGTGGCTCTTAATGGCTTTTCTGGTGATACCTGCCAGAACCTAACACCTGCCATGAGTGCGCCGTTTTCCTCGTCATAAATAGGCGCAAACTCAAGGACAGAGAATGTATCTAAGTGGTCATAGTTCCAGAACCCAAAAGCAACACCACCCACTAGAGCCTTGTGTCCTAGCTTCTGCAGGTCAGTGTCAAAATTTTTGCCAAGCTTTTCTTTTGTGCTTTCCTCCGTCCATGTAACACCGTTACCTAAAAGGTACTGATTCTCTTGAGTGATAAATAGGTTAAAGAACCCTGACGCCATCTTAAAATTAGCAGAGTAGTTATCTGGTATGGCCTTTCCTGTCATATCATACAGGAGCTTCTGATAATCCGTGATTGTTTTGTTTTGACGTTTGTCGTACTCTGTTGCTATGGCCGCTGTTTTGTATAGGTTGCTCGATTTGTGCTGATTGATGCATCTTTTAACAAAATCCATCCTTGCATCATCTGTGTCAGCGACTTGTAATAAATCCTGGTATGTATACATATTCCTCTCCTTTATGTTTTAGGTCACTGACGTTTCTTTGCAGCCAACCTCATCGTTTTAACGAAGTATCTTGTTGAGTCCATGTCATGATCGTCAACCTTAACAGGCCTCTCCTCGACTGACTTATCATCCCACACATAGCCACCTGCCTCTTTAATCCAAGGTTGCATAGCAGGGCGTAATATTTTGAGCTTACCTGTCTGCAAGGCAACGGCTGTCTCTCTGATACCGTCTAACACAGCATTGTCAGCCTTAACCACCTTGCACCAATTCATTTTCTTAAGCAGGGCAATAAACGAAGCTGCAGAAGGGTCTATGATCGTTCTGATCTTCTTGCTTACTGCGCCTAGCATTGTATATGTCAATTCCTGGTTATATTCCTCGTAAATGTCCTTGATCCACTCGTCAAGGTCTTTGGCGTATTCGTCATCGGTCTTTTGTATGCCGCTGTCACGCCCGGAGTAATAATAATTGCGTTCGCCGTACCAAATATCGCCACGCTTCGACCACAGCACAGCCGCAAATGCGTTCATAGTTCCATAGTCAATAGATACAACATATTCTGTTGCAGGCCTATCCGGTAAGCTGTCCACAATAGCATCTTGATACATCGGATAGATTAAGCCCTCTGCCAAAGCCCATTCACCCAAAATGTAACGGTCATAATAAACAGTTCCTGCGTATTCTGTCTTAAGGTTATCAACGTACTTAGGAGGCAGATAAGGGTTATCGTCAATAATATACTTTTGAATATATGCATCAAGCTGAGGGTCATCTAAGAACTCTTTGAGCCAATGGTTCGGGCTTTCGGGGTTACAAGCACCATCGAAGCAACTATATTCTTTATCCATCCTGGACTTAAGAACCTCAAATACTTGCTTATTCCATTTTGCGATCTCGTCACCATAGCAATACTTGACGGATGCACCGAGTATCTTTGCCACTTGCGACATCTTTTCCGCACCAAGGCAATAACACGGCTCGCCAAACACCACAGCTATATTTTCGTTGTTGATCGTTCCAACAAGCTCAGACGTGTAAATCTCTCTCATGGGCTGTAACACGTTTCGTTCTATCGTACCCTTAGATACACCCATAATCAGATTTAATCCAGGAAGTCCGGCTCTCTCTCTGATCCTAGCAGGTATCATGTAGGCCACATCAACAAAGGACTTGCCCGATCTTACTGCACCGACCTTGACGTTCCAACGTGAGTCTGCGTTTCGGATATATTCATTCTGTTTCTTCGTTAAACGCATTATCCCTCAGCCCCTTCAGTATATCGTCAAGACGGTCAATAGCCTCGTTCTTACCTCTCTGCAGTTCTTTCTCACGCATTTTAAGCTCTTTCTCTTTCAGCTTGTCGGAGTTCTTCTCACCCATTACATCCATGATGAGTGACACCATTCTTGAATCACCGGACATAGCTTTCATATACATTGAGTAAGTAAGGGCTTCGTAAAGGTTTAGATCATCAGGAATGTCTAAACCTTGCTTTTCGATGCCCTTTTTGATCTTATCCGGTGCAGCAGTTTTGAACATGGACTCGAAGCACTGACGCATATCTCTTTTGCGCCGTCTTGCCTCGCCGGACTTAATACCACCTTTTCGAGTGATTTCCCTTTGTTCTTCCTTAGTTCGTTTGTTGGTCGGTATTAAGTTGTCATGTCCGTTCTTTGCCATACAACCACCTTATTTTTTCTTCTTGTCAGACTCTTTCTTTTTCTTATCGTCTTTCTTCTCTTCCTCTTCCTCTTTGCCAAAATACTTTTCGTACAAGTCCTTTGGTATGTAATCATTCGGCTCTACATACACATACTTTTTCTCCTGTTTCTTTGCCATGTTTTTATCCTCCTTTTATTTCTTTGGCAGTAAGTATCCATCTATTACATCAACGATGGCTCTACTCTGCTTCTTGGCTTTCTTACCATTACACATAACATCGCATACTGCCTCTGCTACTGTCTCAGCATTACTTGCAGTGGCATACTCACTGATCTTACGTCCAAACTTGATATTGCCCTTATCGCCGGTTTTCTTCCTGGCCTCAGTGACGATCTTTTCCGCTGCCTTGTCAAAGCTCTTCTCGCCCATCTTTCCCCTTACGTTCTCAGTAAGGCTGTGACCATACTCATGAGCCGCAACAGCATATATACCGGATTTATTACCTCTTGATGGGTGGAAGCCTTTTTCAGCGCAGTCATCCATTACTGAATCCATGTTCTGATTATCAATGTACTTTTTATTCATTGTAATACCACCGCCCGGCATATAACAACCCAAAGTAGTTGAGTCTTTGCCCGAAAACGTGGCAACCTCAAAGCCGCCTGTTGCAACATCTGCGCCGTACTTGTCGGTAAGCTCTCTTGATACCTGTAATACGTCATCGACCTGTTGCTGATTACTTGCATTCCTTATTGAGATCATTTCCTGTGGATTGTGGATGTTATCTGGATTAACGCCACCGCCGCCACCGGCTCTGCCACCGCTTGCACTAGTACCTTTTCCCATTCTTTTTCTCCTTTGCCATTTTGTTTAATAGTTCTCTCTTTTGCTCGTAATATGATGGAATCCTTATGATGTTACCCTCTAAGCCCTCGATCATATCTCCGTAAAACAGAATGGTGGTAGGTTCAAGCCTGTTCATCATCTCGTCAAAACCTGCCTTAAACAAGTCATTCTTTTCGTTGTTCCATTCCTCGTCTCTTTTTACTCCTACTGTTGAGACAGCTACTGTAGAATGTCTTGGTATGCCGTCAAAACAGTATTCAAAGCTTTCTTTGTCACCCCAGACTACATCCGGGATCACGTCTATACCCTCGTACTGCCAGAACGCACCGCACCACTGACGCCGATAGCAGGACAGAATCTGTAATGCCCTTGGAAAATCTGTGTATAGTGAGAAGTCAGGACTTACTACCGCTTTAAACTGCCTTAATCGGTCAAGGTACTTGTCCGGCTCTCTCCATGCACTGATAAACTTGTAGTCATCATAGTAAAAGTGCGCTATGTAGTTCTCAGGATCGTCAACCTCTTTCCAATCCATAAACCGAAGCATCTTATCTCCGGTTGTTTGTGTTGGTCTCATTTCCGGTATGCCGTAAAACCCTCTGCAGGCAAACTGCATTCTGTCCTGGTTCTCAAAGACGTTATGCTGACAAGAAGGATCTCTGTCATCTTCCTCAGTGTCCTCATCGTCCTCAGTCTCATCCATGAAATCGAGGTTAAAACCAAACTCTGCCATGTTGATTTCAAATATATCTCTTAGCTCGTTCTCTAAGATCGGTGTATCCCACTCGCTCATTTCCGCCGTTCGATTGTGTGCGAGTGTATATGCCCTTCTTTGTTCGTCTGTTAAATGATCTAATCTAATGCAAGGGACTTCTTGTATATTTAGCTCTTTGGCAGCCATCACACGTCCATGTCCCTCGACTATTATGTTATTTTTGCCCCATATTCCAACCGGATCATTGAACCCAAACTCTTTTATGCTGTTTACGATTTTTTCAACATCCTCTTTCGAGTGTTTTCTTGCATTCTTAGTGTATGGCTTCAGCTTGTCTATTGATATATACTCGGTGTTTATGTTTCCTGTCATTTGACCATTTACTCCTATCAACCTCTTTTTCAAAAGCATCCTCAACAGACCATCCTGCTTTTAATCTGCCATATATTAATTGTCTGTCTTTACCGAATAACTCAGCTACTTTTGCGATAGTATCTCTCACGCCCTTATATTCAATAATCACATTGCTTCTTCGGTTGTTCTGGTTTTCCTTAACAGTTACCCACCTGCAATTATCCGGTGAGTATCCCTTTGTATTATCTATCCTGTCAATTTGCAGTTCATCCGAATATCCGTTGTTTAATGACCATTCTCTGAATTTAGTGTAATCGTTTAGCCATTCATCACACATCTCGATATCTCTATACTCTATATGTGAGTTAATTCTGCTGATGATCCTCATATATCTCTCGTATAGTCTCTCGTGTTGATATCCTTGTGAATTATGATATCTGATCCCTTTTTCACATTCAGGACACAAAGCTTTCGCACGAATAAAAGCCCTACTCTTCCAGGCTTCATATCCACAATTTGTACATCTAACTAATAATTGTGTATCGTTCTTGTTATGCCTGCTATCGAGAATTAAAAATCCTTTAATTTCTTTACCTATATTTTTTGATTTTCTAACCGCCATGTATTACCCCACAAAACAATAAAAGCCACCAAAACAAATTAATTGTCTTGATGGCTCTTTGACTCTCTAGGAGTTCTCAGCTCTAATATCAAATATAGCAACCTGCCGTCTGCAGGCTCTGCATTTTACGTAGATAAATCCATTCTGTCTGATTGCAACGATTTTTCCGCAATCACATCGGATGGGTTCATCTCTATTATAGCCATCAATCTCTTTATTAGTCAAGGTTTTTTCACTTGCCATCACCCAACCTCCTGTGCTTTTTCTTCTCTTCCAGGAACGGTTCTGAGTTCATCGCCCTACCAAGAGCATCACCCTCCTCGAAAAGCAGGCATTTCTCCGGATCACGTCCTCTGCGGTCAACAGCCTTGCCCTTATGATTTTTCAAACACGTACCGTTCTTGGATGTAGCTGCGTAATCACATACTATACTGTCGATACTACTGTCTCTGCTACCTATCGTTCCCCTGTACTTACATTTCTTGCATAACTCCTTGTTTTTCACTCTAAAGCCCCCTTAAGCACTCCTTTATTGCCTCGTAAGGCACTTGCAACATTATGTTCCTATCCTCGTCTGCAAGGCTTACTGTGGTGAAGTTGCCTGTCTTTTCGGCTCTTACCACAATCTCTGTATAATTCATGCCTAATTTGGTAATTGACATACCCTTAGTTGTGATCGCTTTCATTCCTTACCCTCACTTTCTGCTCTTACAACGTGTTCATTTTCAAAAACTCTTATACCATCAGGTGTACCACGCAAGTATAGTGTTACTATTTTATTATTCCAGAAACATTTAGGACATAAGCATCCATGATACTTCATAGGATTACTGTCAACACTGTACATTCTATTTCCACAACAACTTGTATAAAAGAACATGCCATTCCCATGTGCTTCTTCAAGATACTGATAGGTTGCTTCTTTCTTTTCCATTATTCCTCACTTTCTGTCATAATCCCAATCAAGTTTATGATTAATTTCGTTGAGGTCACGTCTTAATTTGATAATATCAGCTTGTATAACTGTATGATAATTATCATTATATGGAGAGTCCTTGTAATTCCTCTCTGTATATTTAATTATCCTATCAAGTGATTCTTTGCAATATTTAAGGTCTGCTATAATCTCTTTTTTTGTTGCACTCACTACTCTTCCTCCTTGTCTGCTTCTATGATTGTTGATGCAAGTCGCATAGCGGCTATTTCGCCATCATAAACATCAAGACAGGATGCATTTCTATTTTTTACTCTATCTGATATATCCTGTATTTTCTTGATTTCTGCATCCGCATCAATCAATCTTCCATGTCCTTTTGGCAATGGCGTGCCATTCTTAATAGCGTGTAACATACATTCTTTACTTGCTACATCTGCAAAAACTGTTTTATCAGATTTTTTTATCAATCTATACTCTTCTTCAGGTATCTTAATTACTAACTCTATATCTGCCATAATTTATTACTCACTTTCTACATCTGCTTCTATGATTGTTGATGCATCATCAATAGCATCGTTTAATTTTGCCCATAGATATTCACCATTAACCGCTACGCCTATATTTGTCATTTCGTTAATGCTTGTGGATATATCATTCAATACAGCATCTAAATCACCTATTCTTCCATGTCCTTTTGGAAGTGGTGTTCCGCTCATAAGTACGCCAAGCACATTAAATGGAATATGTCCATTTTTCATTGCCTGATAATCCTTTTCATCTATATCAATTACTATCTGCATCTTTACATTTCTCCTTTGATTTCATCTTCGCCCATCTTACCCAACAACCTTTTGTTTGGTTAACACAATTCTCTTCACAAATTTCCTCTTCTTCTTCGTCCATCACTAAATCGTCACAACAAATATCAAGACCAAAATCCACAAGTGTCTGTAGTAATACATCGTGTATTTCCCTATGTGTTTTTAATTCTCTCAACCACTCTGCAAGTTGTCTAAATTCAAGACATCCTTGCAGACTACCATGAGTGCGCTCATACTCAGCATTATTGGTATATCTTTTAATTGCTTCATCAATTGTCATTCCTTATCCTCACTTTCTGCTTTGTATGGCTCTGGTAAAGGCATCCATGCTATTACATTATTTCCATATCGTTCCCATTTTCCATGAACAAATCCATCTATTCCCCGCTGTGGATAGCCTAAACGATGCATTGATACAAGATATAATCCCACTTCTTCCGGAAGCCTCTCGCTGCATGAAATCCATTCGGATTTCTTCAATGCCTCGATTGCAATTTCGATTGCTTCAATGTCTGCCGTGAACTTTTCGTTCCCCAGATATAATCTCTGTAAATCCTCGAGGCGTCTGATTGCCTGTTCGTTGTTCATTCATCTTCCTCGCTTTCTGCTTTAACAATTTTGTATTTTGCGTTTGGATATACATCATATGAATAAGCGCAAGAATTATCACTGTCACCATTGAGAATATCTGCTATTAATTCTGCATTTCTTTTAATGTTGCAAATACATACAATTCCTACACCTACACGAATAACGGCATAATCACACACTATAGGCTTTATGGTAAAATTCATTCCTCTTCCTCACTTTCCTGTGACTCAATAAAACCAATTTGTTGTGGAAGCATATTTTTGCATACATATATCGACTGGAAGTTCGGACTGTTACCAATACAATCTTCGTTAAAAAAATGCATCCGTCCTAAAGGTATCAATAGTTCAAATTGATTGTCTTTAAATAATTTCCATCTTGCTTTACTATCAAACAATCCGTTGAAGTTTAATATCATAGCAAACGGCACTCCTGCGTTGAATAACTTTTCAAGTATCGCTTGTCTTTTGCTAAATGGCGGATTACTTACCACCGCATCAAACTCCGAAAAGTCTTGAATATCAAAAAAATCTTGCCCTGTTTCTATATGTCCGTATGTCACATCAAAACCTTGCTCTGTCAGTACCTTTACAAAATTGCTTTCGGGTTTATCAAAAGGGCATAATATCCGTTTATACCCTCTCGTTCGCAAACTTGGTATAATCAACTTTACTGATTCTTCTGTTGTGTACCATTCGTCAGTATTGCTCTGCTTTATCTGTTGTGAAAAATTCATTTCTTATCCTCTCTTTCTGCCATAAATCTACCATCGTATATCATTTTTGACAGCTTCTCGAGATTTCTCTTTGCATGTCCGTACATAGTGTCAAACTCTGTCAAATCCTTTGTAACGCACATTCTATTGATTTCTCCCTCGATGGTGTCTGCAAGGTTCATCATTGTTTTTCTTTCGTTCTCGGTCATTCCTCATCCTCACTTTCTATCTTTTCGAGATATTTCTTAACATCACAATCATCTGCATAACGTTCGCATTTTTTCTTGTCGCACATTGGGCAACACACCCATCTTGCCACTGCTTCTTCTCTTGTCATGTTTTCTCCTTTCACCAATCCGCCCCCGACAATCCATCAAGTAAACTCTTCCTACCTTCCTCATATCCATTCATATACGCTTGTTCTCTTTCTCAGTGAAGGTTTTCAGAAAAGTTAGACACTTCTTCAAGTGCTTTGATTGCCATATCAAGAGCCTCTGCATCCTCTGCACAGCATCTATTGATATCTCCAACGTCACTTAATATCTCGATCGCCTTTTCTACTGTCATGCTTCCTCCGCCATTCTTGCGCCACAGTTAGGGCAGAAGTTGCTATACTCTTTTGGCTCTATACTACAAAAAGGACATTTTGGTCTATAATATGTGTCGTCATTTTTGAAGTATTGAATATCAATCCACTTTCCTGTCGGTCTTGTTGGCTGTACCGATGGCAATTCCCATATATAAGTTGTTAAATCCTCAAGCCTTGTCCTTTCCTCGTCATACAGATAGCCAGATAGTAGGTTGGTTATGTATTCATCAACCACCTCTCTACTGATGCAATCCTCACAAGGCTGTTGCTCTATTGCCTTAATTTCCATATCTGCTACTCCTCATCATCTTCATCCTCAAATGAAATGCTAACTTTAACAGGCTTATTATCTGTATTCGTATTCTTTGCTGTTTCTGCAAATGCGACCGCTTCTGCTACATCATCAAAAACAAATTCAAAATAACCAATTTCAACTCTAATCTTCTTTTTCATCCTTCTTCTCCTCCTACCATTCATATCCATGTTCCTTGTAGTATTTCTCTGCCTCTCTCTCGACATCTGCCATCGTTTGTCCTTTCCGCAACCCAACCATGAATGCAGGTGGTAACACCATCTCCTTGTCATTGGCTCTCCAAAGGTGCAGACAGTTCGGCATATTGTTCACATACTCGTCCTTCGGTGGATGTATCTGAATGACCGCTTCATCATCCTTGAAAAACAAGTCCTTGATTGCACACATATCATCCCACGTTGGGACTTTGTTCAACTTCTTTGGAGCAACGGACACATGATCCCATCCTGCTCCCCATGAAGCTACTACCGAACCCTCCCATCCTCTGATGGTGATGTAACCATTAAATCCATCGTGTGTTTTGCTTAAAAGCATCACTCTATGGCTTGCTAATATATCTTCAATCTTTCTCATTTCTTCACACCTCTAATCTCAATCCAGAGACCATCCTCACCATTTACCCGGTAAGCATAGTCGGTCTCATATCCTGCCTTGACGAGTTCAAAGTCGGTCACAACCATATCCTGCGCATTGTTGCACTTGATAAGATCACCAACCTTAAACCCCTCGCTTGGTTCGCCCTTTAACAAACGCAATATATTTGCCATACGTCATTCCCCTCTTCCTTGCCTCTATAGCATCCTTGGTAAGCTGTTTCATGGTGCTTACGAACTTAGTCGGCTTCTTTCTCGCATCGTATATCTCAGAACCCTCTTTCAGCTCTGCACGTTCTCTGGCCATTCTCTCTCTGTTCCGCACCTTTCGGCATTCATCGGAGCAAATAGAGGCATTCCAGGTATCAGTTACAAAAACCTTACCGCAAACCATGCACTTGATCTTACGAG